GATTGGTTCTACCACGACGAACAGCGTACTGAGTGGGGCGACCTGTTTGACTCTTACGGGGAATCTTGAGATACTCTTCCATTGTAATACGATCAAGCTGAATGTCTGTATCACTGACGTTAACAACAGCTTCTAGAACATCAATAGTGGCAGAGGTCATTTCATAAGAACTTACGCTAGCAGCAAGAGTAACAACTGTAGTATCGGCAGACCAAAGAAGAACGCCCCTGTTTTGCCAATCTTGTAGCAACAGATTAATAGAACGACGAGAAGACTTAGGATCATGTCCTAAAGTCTGTTCTCCGCCGATCATTTCTAGAGCTTCTTGAATGACCTCATCGATATCCATACTAAAATTGTATGTGCCACTTGTGGACATTACTTGCCTTTCTTACGGCCAGCAGCAGACATGGCAGCCATTTTCTTTGCACCGTACTTCTTACGGCCAATAGCAGCAGCTATGGCAGCAGGGTTCTCAACATTGCCACGAGCGGAGATGCTTTTGGTTAGGTTCTCAAAACGCTTCCCTGATCCGAGCTTAGGCATTTTTTTCTTCATAGGAGGTTTCATAATTTGCTGTCCTATACTTGATCTATTAATTGTCATATTATTTTTTACCTAACTTTAAAGACATTTCTTGTCCAGCTTTATTCTTAGACTGAAGGGGTAAATCTTTAAAATGGTAAACTTTCTTAGAAGATTTAGTATGATTTTTACCTGAATGGATTGAGCCATCAGGCATTTTATGAACATCCCCTTTGTAAGAAGAGCCAGCTTTAGTAAAATGTAACATTCCTTTAGCCATTCTATTTACCTTTTAATTCCGCGTACATATTTCTGTGATTTAGGAGGCATCTTTTTAGAACCTGTAGGGCCTGCCCAAAACATCTTATCCGCCCAGTAAGCTGCGCTTTCAGGACCGCGAGCAATGTTCTTTGCATGACGATCCTTAAATACTTTTCGCGCTTCTGGAGAATAATTGTGCCCCATTTTCTGATCACCAAAGCGAATAACTTTAACTCCGCCTGATGGGGCTTTTACGGCTACGACGCCCTTCTTTGTAGGATGAGAAGGTGTGCGCTTTGGTTTATTTAAACCGGATAGACCTAGTTTCTGTAATTTATTCTTCTCTGCGTCTGTAAGAGCCATTACTTTATCTTTCTAAATCTTTTAACTTTCTTAGCGATAGATTCGGGTTGTTTAACGAATTGTTTGCCCTGTTTCGTTCCCTCTCTCTTTGCTTTGGTGGTCGCCGCATATTCGGTCGGACTGAGTGATTTTATGGCAGCACTTGGTAAATATCTCTCTCCTGTTACTTTGGATGGTTTGCCGGATTTGGTACGCCATTTTTGGTTTGCCCAAGCCTTTAAACTCCTCTGTGATTTAGCCAACGCCATTTTTACTTATACCCTCCACCAGCTTTCTTATACTCTCTGGCTAGCATCTGAGCCTTACGAGCAGACCACTCTCCCGTATCACCGCCCTTTGAACCACCCTTAATCTGTTCAAACAGGCGCTTGCGAAGGCTTGGCTTGGTGTAGTTACCAGCTTCGTTGACACGAGAAGAGGGAGATACAGGACCACCTCCCTTCTTCATAGTAGTAGTAGGTTTACTTTTACCAGCAGTACTTAACGCAATAGCAATTGCCTGCTTCTCAGGACGACCTTCCTTACGAAGCATACGAATATTCTGGCTAATTGCTTTTTGAGACTTACTCTTTTTAAGAGGCATTACTTACCCTTCATTGCCTTACCATAGCCACGCATGGCTACTCCACAGCCGCGAGGAACTACTTTGCCGCCCTTAGCCTTGTAGGCTACTTTACCCCCAGATTTCATTTCGCTTTCTGGACCTTTATAACCACGAAGTTTTGGTTTAATGCGGCCACGTTCTAGTGGTTCAGTATTTACATTACCTTCTTTATCGATAACATCATCTTCATTAACCCAATCTTCAGGATCAGTTGTAAGTAAAGCACCAACAGGCCCTGCAGCTCTTCCTAAAAGTTGTTTAGGAAACTTACCAGCAACTCTTCTTGCACTAGCTTCTAATGTTCTTTCCATATTTCTTGTTTTTACTTGACCAGTTCTTGCTGATCTACCAACAACATCTCCAACTCTAACTGGATTATCTGTTCTTGTTCCTAATAGTCCAGATGAAGTATTTTGGCGAACATCTGCAATATTATCCATACCTCTTGGAGAATCTGGGTTTGCCTTTACAATTTCATATCTTCCACGAACTTTACCAGCCATTTTAATATCCCTTTTTTGAATGTTTCATGACGGAACCGCCGCCACGCATAGAAGCGCCGCAACCGCGACCAACCTTACCGCCCATAGCCATTTTCTTTGAAGAGACTTTTCCACCCTTCTTTAGTCCGGGTTCTGGAGTAGCATAATCGCCAGTACGCATCATTTGCTTTTTAATTTCTCTGACTTTCGCTCTACCAACATTTCTAAGAATTTGTTGTGAGTTCTGACGATCTTCTGGAGTACTCTGAGGATCATTCATAATTCCTAGAGCTTCTCTGACTGAGGCTGAAGAAGTTAGCATAGGAGAAATATTTTTATTTTCCATTCTAGTGGTCCTTTAGTTAGCATTTGGAATAAGAGGATTATCGGAACCGGCGGGACTTGCCGGAGTCTGCATGTCGTCACGGCGGTTACGGCGAGACTGATTCTGAAGCATCTGTAGAGATTGTCCATAACGCTGTTCAAAGAACCCTGCCGTAGGATAATCTTTTTGGAAAATCATAGCTTCCACCATCGAGGCATAAAATAAAGCATCGTAGCAATAATCTGAGAAGTAGTTATCTGGTGCTACGGAGCTAAGAGTTACCGGCCTTGATACGTACACAACCTGTGCATCGTAGGTAGAGGCGGGAGTAGGAGCAATAAGAACGGTCGTATTGTTTCTACGAGCATAATACTTAGGCTCATTCGTGGAAGCGGAAACAGGCCAATAGTCATTAATAAACTCATCAGTACGCAGCAGTAAGTTAATTTTACTGCCGTTACTATTAAAATTGAAGTTCTTAATGACTCGTGTGCCTGTTGGCAAAGTAACCAAATTGTTACCTGAAGAAACTGCAACTGACGTATAAGATACTAAACCATAGTCATCGAGGTCTTTGGTAAGACGTTCTTCTGCGCGGTTGATCATGTTCGGTACGTAGTTTAGAAACTCTGTACCGTCATTCTCACACGCTGCAATAATATCGTTGACTAGGTAAGTATAATTAGCCATAGAAAACTGCTACTGTGGAAGCAGAAGTTGGAGCAGAAACTCTTACTACGCCCTGCATAACAAGACCGCCTTCTGGCAGAATAATATCGCTAGCATCGCAGGCTGTAGTAAGAACAAACTTAATATTGTTGCCCTTAATACTACCATATGGATCGGTAGAAGTTCCTGTAATTAGAAAGGTGCCTACACCAGTTGCGTAAAGCCCACGAATACGGGTATCAGCTACAGTTACGCTTGTTGCCGTGTCAAGGACAACATCGCTACCAGTAGCAAAGCCCTGTCGTAAAGTTGTTGACATTTCAATGTTTCCTCTAGTTATTCTGGAATTTTTACTATTATACCACTAAATTGGGCAGTTGAAAAGACAAAGGAGGGGACAATAAATAATATTTACCGTCACCCTCCCCTATCCTTTACGTTACTATGTTACGTTAGCTTATGCGCCAGCGTTACCATAGAAACCACGCCAATCGGACCAACCGAAGCTGTAACGCTCACGGGCCTTGAAGCGAAGGTTGCCGGTGTCGAAATCCGGTTCCATCTTGGTCTGAAGTGGTGAACGAACGAACATCTTCGTGCCGTTGGGGCAATCGGTCTTGATAAACCAAGCGTTTGTATCGGTGAAACGACGGTTTACGAAGAAGCCTTTTGGCAGAACGCCCTGACTACGAAGAGCGTTGATGTCGTTGACGTTTGTAACACCAGTTGTGCTGTTTGTAGCAGTTGTGGTGCTTAGAGTGCTGTTTAGAATCTTATCGGCAGTATAGACAAGATCAGAAGGAATGTGGAGTGAAACGGCCTGTAGACCGATCAGAATGCCACGATCATCCTTAGCTTTGCTAATTGCAATAAGAGCAGACTCTAGTGAAGCTTCGCTGAGGTCAGCGGCACTAAAGTTGTTTGACTGGTTTCCATCACCAACTGTTGGGTGGGTGGTGGAAAACAGGGGCTTACCGTCGCCGCCAAGATATGAGGTATTGAAGCCGTTGTTGAAAACATCGGCAGCCTTTACCTGCTTGGTGTTAGCCATTGCACGGGCTAGGCCACGGGCACGGACTTTGGCGAAGGTGTCATAAAGGTTGTCTTCCATAGCCTCTTCAGTAACGGCAAAGGCAAGGGCAACGGTCTCGTTGGTATAACGAGAGACATAACCTTCTTGAGCATTGTCATACTGAACGGCAGCGCCTTCAGACTTAACTGGGGCGGAACCGAAGCCTGTAAAGAGAACCTCTTCCTCAAATGCGCGGTCTGATTGTTCGACTGCGTATAGAGAAGCATGTTCATTATCTACATCCTTGTACTCAATACCGAAAACTGCATTGAGACCGGGAAGTAGTTCTTTGGCGATACTCGCACGATTAATAGCCATAATTTATCTCCTTCCCATTCATTAGTAAGTTGTAGAGGTTGCATCAGCCAGAGCGCCAGTGCTTGCAACAACAGAGATGAAGCGATCTGGGGTCTGAGTGATACGGACTTCTAGAACTGGGAACGCACGTTCGGCAGCAACGTCGATGTTGTTTCCGGGTACGTTGTAGACGCTGATAGCACGAACAGGAGCTACACCCGCTGTACGTGAGGTTGCCTTAACACCAAAACCGGAAAGACCGGTTACGGTTGAGCCAGAACCAATGGTGACATCAAAGTTGAAAGAATTGAGGTCAGCAGCGGTAACTGAGGCATCAGCCTGAACAATGTATGTGGCTGTTGGATCATCAAGAACAAAGGCATAAGCCTCTGTTACTGAGGTGCTTGCGGGCCAATACTTTGAGAATTTTGGCTCGCCATTTGCAACGTAACGGCAGCCTTGGAATACACCAAGAACCATATCGGTTGTGCTGACAATACGCTCGACTGTTCCGCCTACATTTCGTACAAGGTCGCCAGTGAAAATATTTGTGGCATATGCAGAAGAAATTTTATATTCTGAATAGCCTGTGCTATTTGCACCAGAACCGCGAATACGAGAAGGGCGAAAACCATTAAGTGCTTTAGAAGTGGACATATTACACTTTCCTTTCTATAGTTTTTCGCTATACAAGTTATAAGACAAGTTCGGTTTTTTTCTGTAGTTACAAGTAGCACACTGCTAAGTTACTGGATTAGTCTTGAAATTTAGGAGACTTACCACGACTTACTTGTGTCCTGCTTGCGTTAGATACTGGCATACCGGGGACATTCTCGCGTAAAAGCTGGGAATTAACAGCGGCAACCATATCTGAACTACGGGTCTCATAGTACTCTTGACGAGATTCAGCCAATTCTAGAGGCATTTTGGCAAGGGCGAGGTCACCACGACAGACCGCGCCTAAATATCGTCCTTCCTCGCGCACGAATGAGGAGGCAAGCATTTCTGGGACTTCATCTTTGCCTACAAACACCCAACCTTCGGCTTGGCGTTTACCGACATTCTGATAATCTTCCTGATTTCGTAGAGATACCCGAATCCAACGGAGAGTAAAGCCTTCGTTTTTGAATCTCTCGCGTACTGTTTCTGGAATTTCAAGCCAATTTGGCTCTTCATATTTCATCTTACGACTGGAAGCTTCCCTAGTACCTGCTGTACGTGCATTAAAACGTGTATTTGTCATATTTTTGTATCCTCTCTTATCCACGCTGTCTGGTTATTTTTTAAAAAACCGTTGTGTAGTCGCCGTCAGCTTGCTCTGCTTTGAGCTTTTCTGCGGCATACTGTTCAAGGGGAATACCCCACTTCTGAGCCAATCGGACATCCTCTTGAGTGAGTTTGACCTTTTTGCCCTTAGAAGGCGAGGTTTTAGGTGTGCGTGACGCACCCGAGACCACTTGAGCAGAATTTGACGTAGAATCCTGCAAACGAGCTACAGGTTCTGAGGAACTTTCCTGTTGAACCTGCTTAAACTTATTTGGAAACTGACTACGAAGGCGGTTGTCAATCTCCTCATAATATTCTTCATCCTCTGGACTATAACCGTCAGCTTTGAGTTCGGCGTCAATAGCCAAAGCGGCTGAAGTCATAACCTGATCTTTACCAAACCACTGATTCTTAGAAGCCCAATCTAGAGCTTTAGGATCATACTGTGGCACATTCTGTGTCGCCTGAACAGCCGCTGTATTACGCTTGGCTGTCTGAGCGGATTCTGCTGTATAACGCTCCCATGCTGCCTTCTTTTCACGGAGGGCGATCTGTTCGGCATAGGATCTGCTCAGTTCTTCCTGAGCTTGTAACATTCTGTCGGCATCACCGCTTTCTGCAGCAGTCTTATAAATCTGCTTTGCTTGGGTGATACGGGCTTCGATCTGAGATTCTGTACTGTCAATCGTTGTTTTTACAGTTTGACTGATCTCTTGATCTTTTGTAGAAACTGACTGACGCAGATTTTCATTCTCTCTACGAAGCTTGGCAATTTCTTCTTCGCGTTCTTTGCGCTGGCGAATGAGTTGTCTAATTCGCTTTTGAGCGCCTTTGGTTTCAACGCCTTTGAGTTCTTCGGCTGGCTCTTCGGAGTCTTCTTGATCTTCTTGGTTGATGACTTGAGCGGCAGCTTCTTTTTCAACGGGCTGTTCTTTTTCTTCTGAGGCAATACTTTTGACATTTTCTAGGACCTTCTCATCTTTTTCAATCTCAAACTCTACCTTTTCAGGGGCAGCGCCTGTATCAACGTCAATGGTAGTCCAATTATCTTCTTCTTTTGTAGCCATAATAGTCCTTTCTTTTCACCGTTGTAAGCGAGTACAACGCTAACGCTATTTAAGTCTAACTATAATACACTAAAGTTTGTGAATATACAAATTTAGTTTAATTAGACAAATTATAGGTCGTATCTAGGGTCTTTGGGTCTTCTACGGTCATAATAACCTGATCGTCAAAGACCAAAAGTAGCTTTACGCCCTTATATACAAACTTCTGACCGGTGTGTTTACCGTAACAAACGTAATCCCCAACCTTGCACCAAGCTCCTAGAGGGAACTTTTCCTTGTCTTTGTAGGCCAAATCCCCTACTTTTAGAACCTGTCCTACGGTTGTAAGGTAGGCAATGTCGTCTTTCACCTTATCCGGCAGAAAAATGCCTCCCTTAGTCTTCTCTCGAAGAGAGACGGGGCGAATAATGATATGAAATCCGGGTACGTTAGGCAGTTTCTTAGGGTCTAGAGTAACTTCCTCTGGGCTGATCCATTCGGCGTTATCTGTACCCCCTTGTAGCGAGGTCATTTGCATTTTTTTTTATTATTCCTCCTCATCAACGTATTTTTTAATATATTCGTGAAAAATCTCCTTAGATTTCTGTAGGCCGCTGATGGTGCCTACAACTTCACGATACGTATAATACTCCGAAGCATGGCCGTTCGCAAGGTAATCTTTTAACTGTAGGATTTCTGCGTCAACCTTTTTATTGATTTCGTCCCATATTGCCATTGGCGTTGGTATCCTTTACCATTTCCTGAATAAGATCGGCAGCCTTGAGAGCCTTCTGATTGTCAGCAATCTGTTCTGTTTTTAGCAGGTCCATGATTGCATCTAGCGCGGCAATCGCCTTCTTACTGTTTCTGTCTTTTTCTTTTTCTTGGGCATTACTGGAAGTTTTAATTCCTTCTTTGATCATATTGACTTTCAGAGCAGCTTCCTTCAAGTCCAGTTCTCTATTCTTCATAGCAGCATCGACGGACTCTTTGGCGATCTGTGCCTGAACTTTGTTGTTTTCAATTTCTAGTCGCTGGCCTTCAAGAGCAACCATCTGAGCCTCTGGCGTCTGCATCTGCTGCATTTGAGCCATAGCTGCATTTGCCTGAGCAACCTGCTGGGCTGCTTGAGCAAGAACCATTTCCATGACACGAGGATCGTTTGGATTGACGCCCGCTTCGATAGCTGCTGGCCCATACTGTTGGATCATCTGCTGTGCAACACCGTTGACCTGTTCTTGATATTTCATGAGCATGTGTTCCTGCATGTTGGCCTGTAGCACAGGAGCGATACGCTGCATCAACGGATTGGCACCGTTCATTGGGTCCTGCATGTAAGCCATCTTAGCCTGAATATGAGCATCGTGGTTTTGACCCATGAATGCTTTAATCGGAAGTCCTTTAACAGACGCTGCAATATCGGAGATAGGATCGAGAGGAATCGGCTCTGGTTTTCTCGGCATGATCTTATCGAGATTAGGAAGATTGGCAGCAGTTAGAATAGTTCTGTTTAGCTCTTCAATGTTGAACATTCCGGGAGGCGAACTCTGAGCAAGCTGTAGAGCCATTTGTGCCATCATCATGCGATGGGCAGACGAGGGAATGTTAGGATCGGAGATTGGTAGAACGTCAATCCTGCCGTCAAAGTCCGAGCGGTAAATATTTAAAGTGCCATTTGGAACATCGCAAAGAGATTCTTCCGGTAGGTACTCGTAATTGATACGAGAAAGAATCTTAAACTCATCTCTCTGCGCTTTGTGTAGACGCTTGTGAATGGCCGAGAAGAACTTGCTTGAAGCCTCCAGCAGAGCCATTGTCGTTCCTACAGGACCGTAGCTCGCAGCGTCTGCCACAACCTGTTCTGTGCTGTCGGCAAACTTTTGAGCGGTCTGGGTAATGAACCCTAACATCTGGAAGAGGGTCTGAGACGGTTCCTTGTAGGGCAGCGGAATGATCATGCGCGAAAGATCGTTACCTACCGCTTCTACTTCTTTCCACTCACCGGGCGAAATAGGATCGTTATCACCTACAATTCGTGTGCCTTTGGCTTTGAAACCGCCCGGGAGATTGGCAAACTGACCGGCATCTACAAGGCTACGCATTGCTGCTGTCGCTGTCATGGTCAGGTTTCCGAGGAAATGGATTAAGCCTAAGCCGTAGAAGCCGAAGCCCGGAACAAACCTATAGTGCGTAAAGAATGTTTTCTTTTCTCTGCGCTTATCGTCCTTATCGTAGTTTCTACGAATGGAAAGGACCTTGCGGCTCTGCTCTTCAATCGTAACGATATAGGGGAGAGACAGGTCGCCACCTTCGGCAAATTGTTCTGGTAGGTCTAGATAGCAATGCTGCTCTAGCAGAACATACTGGGGGTCATTTTTTGAAGAAGGGGAAAGACCCTGAATCGTATCCATTTTCTGCGCCATAGGCGTTTGGGTTGGCATCGAAGCTTCTGGTAGCTCGATGTCAGCGTACATGCCAGAAAGAACATCACGCTGCAATTCAACCGGACTACGATAGATTACCTGAGTGTAGCGACCTGCTCTGCGTAGGTCTGAAGCATAATAATTTACATAAAATTGGTCGATAGGCACGAACTCGCTGACGGGGCGATTGAGGCTTGCGTCGAAATAAGTTTTCTTAAAAGCAGAACCGATCAACGGAAGATGGAACAGCATACGCTCGAACTCGTCGAAGTATTCCGGCATCAAGTCCGTCAACTGATAATTCATAAAGTCTTTAATACGATTGGCTTGAATCTGCTTGTCGTCCGTCACTTCACCAATGATCTGGGTCTTGACAGGACCGGCGGGCGGGAAAAGCTCTTGAATGGCTTTCGACTGGAACTTGACGGCAGACTCGATAAGGATCGGATGAACGGCTGTGCAAGCGCCCTCGAAAGGCTCTGAAGCTTCTTGCAGCTTCAATCCTAATAGATCGAAGCCGCGCTCGAACATAGACTCCCATTCTGCACGGGAATCCTTGTCAGTTGTAAAGTTGTCATAAACCTGTGTGGCAATTTCATCTAGAACATCTTCATCGAGATCATCGATAAGGTTTCTATAAAACTCTTCTTCGGTCTCTTCAATCTGTTCTTTGGCACGTTCGTCTTCTGGAGGATTGAACTCTACAAGTACGCCACCATCTTCTTCGTCATAAGACATAGAAGCTGTGCTGCCGTCTTCCAACGGCATCGACTGCTCGATTTCAATATTCAGTTCCGCTGCCGGAATAGGATCAAATGGGTTTCTTTCTGTAGCCATTCTTCTATACTCTTCCCTTCTTCTTTATGCTCTATTCTTTTAAACATGAAAAGAACTTAATTAAATAATAAATTAAAATCTTTTACTATAGTTTAAAAGTATACTTTTGTCATCTCTATTTTTATCGTATTGAGCAAGTACTCCAATAGACTGATCTCTATTTATCGCATAATCTAAATTTGCATTATAAATAGGATTTCTATTCATTGTGTTATACAACGCAGAAATCCCTAATTTACTTTCTTCATTAAGAGGTATGTTTGCTCCAATAATACCTTCTCCGTATGTTTTATCGCTATTAGAATTTTGAGAAGATGAGCGTCTATTTCCTGCACCAACTTCTGCAAAAAAAGGACCATAACCTAAACCAGACCTACTAGATATATCAACTTCATTTCCTTCGTAGGGTAAAGATGTAATAGAACCTTTTATTGTTCCCCTTAAATTTAAATTAGAATCTAATGGAAAAGAAGCTTGTCCAACACCCTGTAACTGTGTTACATACTTTTTATAATCTACCTCTTGAACAACTTTTGTTAGTAAGGCATTTAGTTCTGGCGTTGATAAAACAGGTTGCTCATCTATACTGTAACCGTATAGATTTTCTTGTAAACCTAAAATACCTTTATTGGTTTGTTCTTCAGCCAATTTTTCTTTCCAGTATACAAAAAAAACTATTAATTAATAATACCATTAAACTCGCCAGTATGCAACTCTCTTTTTGTTATTTCTAGGGTTCTTGTCGTCCTCCCAGTCTGGGTCTTCAGGGTGTAGCAAGCGCCAGCTTTCCTTGACATAGTGGATCGCCATTGTCGCGGCGTCCACTTGGTCATCGTGGGGAGCATAGGGAAACGTGATCATTTCGTCCAAAAGATCGTTTGCCCATTCCTTGTACTTCGGTAGCCAGACTCTGCCAGCCTCCAACATTGGCGTTGCCGCATAGACACGAGAAACCTTATCCTTATCTGGCGTATATTCCAGTACTGGCAGCCCTGCTCGCCTCATGTCCTGAATTAGCGACTGCCCGCTGGCCTTCTTTTCAATTACGCAGATATCCGGCCTATGCTTTTGAAACTCCTGCTGGGCAATGCGGCGAAGCTCTGGATATTCAAACCTGCCCTTCACGTTCCCTAAAAGGATCAGATGGCTGGCAACGACCTCTCTACCGGTAAAGTCGTCCTGTTCCATATTGCGAAATATGCCCCAAGTCTGAATTACGCTGAAGTCTGCGGTATTCTTCGTGGAAAAGGCGGTATCATAGGTTTGAATGATAAAATCGCATCTTGGAGGCTCCTCATACTGCCAAAACTTGATCCATTCCTTTTTGATCATCCCGCCCTCGTCTGGGGTAGGGTTCTGCATATACAGGCTTTCCCAGTACTTGCTGCCGTTGGTCGAACGGATTTCCTGCTCGTCTAGCTGTAGAACCTCGTCAGGCTTCCACTCGGGAAAGTAGGAAGTGCCCTCAGGAAGCCCTAGAAGCTTTGCAGAACGCTTGTCCAGCCATGCAGGGATAGAAACCACCTGCCAGCGATCCTTTGGCGGTATATCCATCTTTTCCTCCTGCTTGAGGAGCCAGCCGCAAAGATCGTCGTAATGATAACGAGTATTAATAATAATAATGGCACCGTTGGGCATCAAACGGGTACGTAGACCGGAGGGCCACCATTCCTTGATGTACTTTCTGCCTGCCGAACTGATGGCGTCTTCTTCGGACATGGCATCATCCAGAATGGCGATATGGGCACCACGACCGGCAATCTGGCTTCTTACGCCTGCTGCATAGTAGCTGCCACCTTCGTTGGTCTTCCACTTGCCAGCCGCTCGTACGTCCTGTCTTAGGAGGACATTGGTGAACATCTGCTGAAAGTCGTCCATGCCTACAATGTCACGCACCGATCTACCGAAGTCGCTCGCCAACTGGTCCGAGTGGCTGATCGACATGATCTCGTGTCTAGGGTTTCTACCGATGTACCATGCAGGAAACAGCTTAGAGCAGACAACAGACTTGCTTGAACGGGGCGGTAGAAAGACCATCAAACGCCTAATCTTACCTTCTGCGACCTGCTGGAGCTTGTCTGCCAAGACCTCAATGTGCCTGCCCATCTTAAAGTCAGACACAACCGTAGGAGCCACCTTTCTGATAAAAGACAAGAAATCATTGTTGCTTTGTCTGGCAGTTAGCTCTTGTAGAGACCTCCTCAAAGACACTAAGGTATTGAAAGTAATCTCTTGTTCTTCTGGAACTTTGTTTAACACGCTTTCAATGTTGATAGCCATATTCAAAGAAATCCTTATTTTTTTTTTTGTAATTTTATTTCTTAAGTTAATATTTTACACGATAACTCTTGTGAAGACAAGAAAAACATGTTAAACTTACGTCGCGGTTGGAGGGAAGAGTCTCTTAATAAGACTATTAATAAGACTCTATATAAGTCTATTTATAAGATATATTATAAAGATATATATAAAGTCCTATATTAAGTATAGTCTTAGTCATAGACTAAGTAATAGACTAAGTACTGGCGAAGCTCCCTCTCTTCCATTACTGGAAGTTTTTAAAGGACTCCGCACCGTTTCATTTTTTTAGTATAGTATCTGATTATAAACCTTGTTATTTTTTATAAAATTTTATGTAGCCCTCTTTGTAGAAAAAAACAAAGGGGGTCTTTTTGTATTAAGGTTTTGTTAATTTTTGTAATTTTATTTCTTGATTATTTACCCTAGTTATTTTTGGTCTATATGGCTCAGGGGCATATATATATACAAGCGCGACGCCCGTTTTTTTTGCTGGGGTCAGCACAAAACGTGAACAAATCGTGAACAAAATCAATGGGAGAACAAAACGTGAACAAACCAAGCTGGAAAAGAACAAAGAACAAAGTAAGAACACCTCACGATCTTGTGATAATGCCTGCCTTAATTTCGCCACAATTCAAATCTATTCCATCTTTTGTCAGGCAATGATGCCCGACATGCTCTTTGAAATGTTAAACCTTGAAAGGAAATACCATGCCTAAGCTTGCCAATAATCGTTCCGCCGTCGTTATCCTGTCTCACCGTGACGCGCTCGCTGATAACAAGCCATTCCAGTTTGATGGTGAAGCGGTCGCGGCGGTTTACAAGAACGCTTGCCAGAGTCTGCTGAATAATTACCTTGAGGCAAACAGGATCACGCTAGCCGACGATACTGTCGCCGCCCCGTTCATCACGCGGATCAAAACTAAAACGGGCACTAAAATGACCGTCGGCGGTTTCTACGTCGCGCCCAAGGCGAAAGCCCCCAGCGAGCCCGCCCGCAAGGCCGCTGGCCCATCACCGGAAGATCTGGAAGAATACCGCGAGTTCCTGAAGTTCAAGGCCATGAAAGCACTATCTCAAAAGACTAAGTAGTCGATCAAACAAGGCCCCCGCCAAGTAGGTAGGGGCCTTTTTTTGTTCTCAGTTTGTTCTCCTTTTGTTCTCATTTTGTTCTCCTTTTGTTCTCATTTTGTTCTCCTTTTGTTCTCACACCTATCACTCACCTATCATTACAAACGAGGCGGGTGTAGATAATATCCAATATTTCAATAGTATATTGTCAATTACGATTGAGAACACTTCATGAACAATATGGGAACAAATCATGAACAATATGGGAACAAATCGTGAACAATACTAGAACAAATCAAATTATTGTGAGTGAACATAGGGCGAACGACGAGAACAAAACGTGAACAAAACAAGAATATAAATAATTATCTATATAAAGATATCCTTATATACCCCCTCCCCCGCCCCCTATTATGCATGAAAATACACCGAATACCCTATGGCACCCCCTATGTCAGTGCTATATTTAAGTATTTATACAGTGTATATACAGTGCTTATACAGTTTTATACAGTGTATGACGAATTAGGCTGATGTCTTGATAGTAAACCTTCAAGAATAAATATATAATAATATCAATTACTTAGCATAATAGAACATGATGAAAACAGCACACCAAATATAGATAAATTATATATGATTTAACACAATACTAAGTATACCCTTCATCAATGTTCCACATAAGATTTCCAATAGGCTGCCGCTGTTTAGAGCCGTTCCAAGAAGCGCGGCAAGCCATTGATCCTGCAGCGAAATTTTTTTCGTTGACAGGCGCTGCTGGCCGTGCTTTGCTTCGGGTCAAGACAGCCCACCGACTTACAATCTAATCATCTAAAAAGGAGAGACAACATGACACTGATCGCCGACTACCCTTCAAAGAAGGTGTGCAAAGAACATATCGGACAGCCTCTTAAATATATTGAGACTTCCTTTTTCGGTCCCGAATATAGAGAAAATGGCACGTTTGTTGTTGCAAATAGACCACATATTACCGGAAAAGGTCGAGAGTGGTTCGCAGAAATTACGATGAAAGACGGCCTGATCTTTAAAGTTTCTTAGAAAGGGTGAATGAAATGTTGATTAGGTCTAACTTTTTTCGTGAGCCTAACAGATTTACTTTCAATTCCTCAGGCTTTCTGATTATTACACGCCGTCTAGTTATCGCTAGTGGTCTGTATGCTGATGTCTACAAGTTCTAATCACATAAGAAAGGATACTGGAACATGCTCGTCAAGGAAGCTAAGACTTTCGGCAGTGTCTCAAACGGCAATACTAAGATGCCCGGTACAACATTCGCAGTGGACGCCCTAGCTTGCCCTACCGGTAGCAAGCTGGCCAAAGTACAGGGTAGTGTATGCTCAAAATGCTACGCCATTCGCATTCAAAAGATGCGCCCGAGTGTTGATCAAGGTTATAAATCTAATCTTGCAAAGTATCTGGCAAGTGATCGGAAGGGCTGGGTTGCCGCTATCGCCTTTCAAATTATCCGGCAGAATACTGACGGACACCATCGCTGGTTCGACGCTGGCGATCTACAATCAATTGAAATGCTTGAGGATATTATTTCAGTCTGCAAGATTACACCAAACATCAAGCATTGGTTGCCGACTCGGGAAGTTAAGATTGTTTCCGATTATCTCAAAACTTACGGCGCTTTCCCCGATAACCTTGTGGTACGTGTATCGTCTCCCATGATCGACGACAAGCCTCTCATTCGATATGGCAATACGTCAACGGTCCATACCAAAGGCGAGCCCCATCATGGCGTAGAATGTGAAGCTAGTAAGCGTGGGAATAATTGTGGTCCTTGTCGCGCTTGTTGGGATAAGACTGTTCCCAATATTTCATACCCTAAACATTAAGGTAGGAACATGATTACCAAAACAAAACAAAATTGGAAGATTGGCGCGACGGTAAACGTGGGCTTTCTCAAAGGCTTGACAGTCAAGGATATCGTCTTAACGCCTTACGATTTCCAGCCGGATGAATATATCCTTGAAAGCGAGAAGGGTATTCGATACAGTTTTGTCCCTCACATAGGCTTGTGCCGTATCTAAAGAAAGGCTACTGGAAAATGTACCGCATCATCGAATTGACAGACGACAAGTATCCGGTAAAGGTGACTGTAGGAACGTCGTATTCAACCCCAGACGTAGCTATGGACTACATCGAAAAGACCATTGGCGAGATTGTCTACTGGGAAGAGGACGATTTGCACCCTGATTTTTACGATCTTTTCGTAGCTACAAAAGGTGGCTTGCAGGGCCGAGTGCTGGCCATTGAACCAATCATCTAAAAAAGGAACTGAGCTATGCCTAACTCATGGAAGCCGGAAGTCCAGACTGACAACACCGGCAAATGGTACGGTAACGGCCTTCGCTTTGCTACGGAACAGGAAGCGAAAGACAGCGCCCATGACCTTATGATGCGTTGGCTGGCCGTGAATGATACACGCGCCGAACCATCCGACGATCCGCCGAATTATTCCTATATCAATAGGGAATTGAAGGCGCTAGTTTAATATAGAATTGTGTCCGTAGATCAACTGGATAGATCAATAGACTTCTAATCTATAGGCTGCAGGTTCGAGTCCTGCCGGACACGCCACCCTCTAAACATGGAGACAGGGTAAATGCTGACAACGATCAAGTTTATAGCTGAGTTTCTTGTCGTCTTAGCGTTCATCGCTATGATACTTGCGTGGGTTTATCTACTGGGCTATTCTGTGGACAACCTGTACAACATTGCAGAACAATAGGGAGACTGTAAGATGTACGCAACCTTCTACGATCCGTTGACAATCGAGGACTATAATGAACTTCAATATATCTGGAGTATGGCAAAAGACTATGCGAAGGAAACGCTAGAGCTAGGCGATTGGGAAGCCTCCCTCTATGCCGATGGCATCATGCAGGAGGAGCTAGAGGAAAAGGAATATATGCGAAAGTTAGGAGAATAGAAAATGGCTGGTTATATTCAGAAGGTTTCGCACCATGAGACGAGAGAAGATGCTGAGAAGCGGCTAGCGGAGGTGCGGGACTACTACTGGGGCTATGCTCCTCGGCTGGTAGGTATTACGCAAGAGGAGGATAGCCGGTGGCGCTGTCATATCGAAATGATGGACAGTTGTGACTAAACCCTGTATAGTTTCCAACGCTACAACCTGAACAATTCTGAAACACACACACACAGAAAGAGAGACTACTATGTACGACAATCTGCTGAACATCGCTGATCGTAAGGTTTTCTTCAATGTCTACGAAGAGCCTATCAAGTCCACCTTTTCAGGCTCCGATATGCTGGGCTATAAGGCGCTGATCGGTCGCAAAGGTAACGAACAGTGGCCCATGTCCGTTGTCAAGTCTACCTATCGCGTTGTAGAAAATGAAGAAATCCTTGTTCCCTTGCACAATCAGATGATCAAGTATTTCGACCAGTCGGTGACGGAAGAAATCGAGATTATCGACCGTGTTGCAAAGCAGGGCAATGTCTGCCTGTCGGAATATGTCCTGCCGCGTATCAATGGGACCGTAGAGACGGACACTGGCCACAAGACGATAATTGGCCTGCGGTTCATTCTCAAAAATACGTTCAATGGGTCGGGGTCGATCACGCTTTACGGTGGTGCTATTGATTTCTTCTGCACGAACGGTCTTATTCGTGGCGAGTATGATATCACTAGCCGCAAGCATACCAAGAATTTCTCTGTCGATGGTTTTATCAAGGCCTTCGACGATTGTATGCTGCGGTTCAATGAAACCGTCACCATGTACCAACGCTACGCCGACACTAAGCTGACGAATACCGCAAAGGTTCAACAGCTTTTTGAGAAGTTGGTTTCTCCTGAGAAAACAGAGGAGGCCAAGCGTAAGAACACTTTGGCGGAGCGCCTGTTCGCCCAATTCACTGACGAAGTGGGCAATCGCGGAAGCAATATGTATAGCGTTCTCTCGGCGTTGACGCACTACGCCAGTCATGACGACGAGCGTTTTGCCCTTCGCTCTAATGCCGACGAAGATAGCTTGCACAAGCGGCAAGAACAGGTTACCAAGTGGCTGTCGTCGAATGTCTGGAAGGACTTTACTGTCGCCGCTTAAGTATGGTAGAGGAAAAGGGAGGCGGGAGCCTTGTGCTGCCGTCTCCCTGTTTCCCTTTATAGTGAGGGGAAAATCACCTATTATTATTCCTTTCCTATCCTAAGTGCCGTCCTCCATGTGGCGGCACGACCTAAACTTAAAAAGGAAATAAACCAATGAAGTCTGTTAAGGATCAGATCAGGGATCAGGTCTGGGATCAGGTCTGGGATCAGGTTGGGGATCGGGTTTGGTATCGGGTCAGAAGTCAGGTCAAGGGTCGGGTTAGAGATCAGGTCTGGGAGCAGGTCGAAAGTCAGGTCTGGGATTGGGTCAGATATCAGCTAGAAC